GGTAGTTGCTAGATTGGCTACGTCCATGATAACTTCCTGATCCATTTCAGAGGTGATTTCAGTAGACATGGCTGAAACGAGTTCAGACTCTACATCAACTCCGTGCTGGGAAGAAGCATCCTGCATGGCTTCAACAGTCCAACGAGCGGAGAGCTTACGGGTACCAGCTTCAACAGCTTGCTTGAGAATCTGAAGGTCAACTTTGTTGCCCTGGATTCCTTCGAAAGATGCAGTAGCGGCGGCACCACCAAACTCGGCGTTGGCATCTGCGTCACCAGAATAGTGAAGTGCGAGTAAGGATGGGGAGAACATTTCGTCCGTGGAGGCTACGTCCTGAGTACCAGTTCCACCGTGAAGTGCATCAAGTGCAGATCCAGCAGTCTGGGAAGTCATGTAGCGGAAGCGGAGAGAGTAAACCAATCCTACAGGGCCAGCCAAAGGCTGAACACCGACAAGTTCTGTAGCAATCTGCGTAGGCAGAGTACGACGGATAAGCGGAAGAAGGATCTTACGGAAGTCACCGATGTTTCCAGCAGCAGTAGCATCAGCGGTTGCAGCTTCCCGAAGAATCCAATTTTTGGTTTGCTCCAGTCCGTGTGCAGTAATATCCCGCCGAGTTCCTTCGAGTCCTTCTAGAAGGACGTCTTTAGTTCCGTCCCAATTCTCGAATAAATTCATTTGTATTTGTCTCCTTACAAATAATTTCCTAGTTTAGCGGAGTCCTGCTAACTTCCGGAGTAAATCTGCATCTTCTGCAGGGATTACACTTTCGGTTACTTCGGTCTCCTCGGTAACAACCTCTTCGTTGCCTTCGGCAAGAACAGTTCCCTCAGGGGCTTCGGTTAGAGTTTCCTCTTCCTCGACCTCTTCGGCTTCGGTTCCTTCCTCTACGGATGATTCCGCAGTACCAGCATCGACAGTATCCATGACCTTAGAAAGCATCTTATCATAGACCTTAGTGAAATCCTCAACGGATACACGATCTAAAAGAGTTTCCATAACGGCCTTTCTTCTGCCAGAAAGGGGTGATAGAACTCGCTCCAACTCTCGATCTCGGACCAATTCGTCCAACTGATCTTGTAGATCAGCAGCTCGAGAAAGAGCTTCGTCCTTTTCTTCAGTGGTTTCTTTAAGTCGATCCCTATCGGATTGACCCAAAGCACCTTCGTTGACAAAGCTGTCTGTGTAGACTTGAGAATACGACTCGAAGATCTCGCGAGCAAAGGTGTTTTCCTTCACAACACGGATATCTTCAGCCAACTCTTCTAGTTCTACCTTCAGACGGGCTTCGACAAACTCATCAAGCTTTGCAATCAAAGCTTCGCGTTCTGCAGCATACTGTTCTGCAAGACGTTCCTTTTCCTCTTCAATTTCTAGAGCTTTTTCAACCTCTAGATCACGGAAAGAAGCAATATCCTCGCGGAGCTCTTCTAATTCCTTAGCAAGTAGTTCTTCAACCTTTGCATCGAGAGAAGCAGCTAGTTCATCTCTTTCAGCTACATATTTAGCGGCCAAGTTAGCTTGGACCTCTGCCTCTGCAGCCTCACGAGCCTCAGCAATAGCAACTTCCTTTTCAGCTTCGAGCTCAGCTCGAACCTTGGAAGCAGCTTCCTCTTTTGCCGACTCAATAGCTTCGGCAATCTGAGAACGAACATCGTCAGTCAGCAACTCATTTTCCAGAACAGCTTTCAAAATATCTTTATCAGCCATTAAATAGCCTCCTTATTCTGGACGAGCTTGTCTATTTCTAGACAAGTTACTGGGCTTCCTTGCGGTCTAGCCCTACTCGCTGAATTAACAGCGGATTTAGTTTAGACGTTCTTCTTAATCTCGGCTAAGAATTGATTCAAAAGCCAAGTTTGAGCTGAATTGTCTTCAACTAAAATTTCTTTCAAGGGCCTAGGAGTAATTAGGGCCATTTGGCCTAAATCAATCCCCAGCTCTTGTAAACTTTCCATAACACTCTCTGGGAAAGCGTTGGGAGCAGAAGGTTGAGCTACAATATCCATGGTAGCAAATTTAAACCCGGAAACTCGTCCTCGATCGTCAACCTTACCGGTTCCGCGAGAGCTAACTCCTAGCTTAATGCCTTCTCCCAAGAGGGTTCTTACAATTTTCCCTGTTGGGGTGCCTAAAATCTTCAGCTTTCCGATGGCGTCGTCGCCCTTCATCGCGGCTTCAGTAATCGTGTGGCTGACTCGGTCCAAGTTGACGGTCAGGCTCTGTGGATGATCTAATTCACCCATTACAGATTCGCCTCCCTTCAATCTTTGGTTAATTACCTTAACCGCTTCAGCAATTTCACTGCGAGGATAGACTCGATTATTTCGATTCTTAACCTCACCTTGCATCAGAACACCTGATAGAAAGAGATCTTTTCCCCCAGACTCGTTTTCTTCTTCTAAGAGTTCGAACTCAGTGTCCTTGGCGAAAAAAGCTTCTTCTAAAAATAATGTTCTGCTCATTCCTTGCTCCTAAAAAAGGGTCGACGTCCTTGTCGAAATTAGTCGTCCTTGTCTTCCTCAGTTCCTTCTGAATCAGATTCTTCAGATCCCTCTGAATCCTCTGCTCCTTCTTCTTCCTCCGAAGCCTCCGGCTCAGGATTCAAAAGCGTTTTCATAACTCCAGTAGCATGCTGACTGAAAGAAGCTTTAGCTTCTTCCTCGTCTCCTGTAACAGTAGCATCAATCATCTGACCCATTAGGTCCAGACGAGATGGTTCCTCTTCAGTAGCATCTACATCTTCTTCCTCAGAACCCTTAGGCTCTTCGGTTTGGTCCTCAGCGGACTCTAATTCTTCGTCTTTGACGACAGTCTCGTCCTCTTTTATTGCCATGATACTATTCTCCTCTCCTATAGTGTGAATATTTATGAAGTGACTTCTATTCCTAGAAATCTGGCATTATTTCTGAATAATTATTTAGTCTGAAAATGGAAAAATAATTAGAAGCTATCTTCCTGTTGTTTAGGATCATACATCAATTGGATATCAGAAATGGTCTCCACCTCTGAACCAATATCACCAGTAACAGGATCCTTAATCGGAAGATCCTTACCACCCTCTGGAATACCTCTCTCCTGTCGAAGAAGAGCTTCATTAACCTGAATATCAGCCTCAGTAAAGTTAAGGAAGTGGGTGAGAATGAACCTCTTAGAAAGATAAGCAATACCTTCAGCATTACTGAAGTTCCCAAAGAGCTGGGCCTGAAGTTCAGATTCGCGATAGATAGCAAAGTTCTGAGGGGCAGGAAGCTTCAGAGTAAAGATATCCTCATCAATTTGAATTCCTTGTTCCCGCAAGAAATCCTTGAACTCTCGATCAAAAACGTGATCCACAAATTCCTGTAGGCGCATTACGTGTCGGGTGAATCGGAGTTCAGCAATGTAAGCCGTTCCAACTCGACCGTCGGAGCTTTGAGCTCCTTGCTCTTGTCTCCCATTGACCATCCAGGCTAGAGGAATTTTTAGACCTCGGAAGAGCTTGTCCTGGAAGAAGTGAAGATCTTCCAACTCTCCTAGATTCTGACCTCCGGCTAGAGTTTCAATTCTAGAACCTCGACCGTCAGCAGTTTGAGGAATATAGAAATCCTCCATCATACTAGCAGGATTATAGGTAGCATCTACTTTGCTTAGAGAACCAGCACCACCAGAGATAGAACCACTAGAGCTAGGAACATTCTTCTGGCGAATTTCGGTCTTCAATCTTTCAATATACTGTTTGCTCTTAATTGGAGACATCTTACCAACGTCAATATAGAAGATGCGGCGTTCTGGTGCTCGAACGATTCGATAGATGATAATGGAATCTTCCAAGAGGCTAAGCTGGCGATAGGTTCGATAGACCTTATCTAAAATAGATTTTCCAAAAGGAGCAGTTTTACCCATTTCACTACCTAAGCTGAAATGAATCATTTTGGTGGTCGGGATAAAAACGTGTTCTTTGTTTCCCCCAGTCATAGTTTTGCTGACTTCTTCTAACTTAACTTGATAGTAAACAGGCTCCCGAGTTTCTCTGTCTAAGAGAATTCCGGAAATGAAATCTTGGTCTACGTATCGCCAAATAGTTTTTCCATCTGATTTTCTCTTTAACTTCTGGAAGAAACAATCTCCATACTTGATGGTCTGGCGACAGATCTGCCAGAGACGAGTATCCAGCTTGTGGAACATACAGAAGCGATTTAGGGCTTCATTAAGAGTGATTACGACTGGCTCGTCTACTTCTTCATCAGCCGCAACATTGAATTTAATCTGCAGAGGCAAGGCCATCACGTCGGCCTGAGTAGAACTCATTTCATCCGCTATGGTATCTAGAGATCTAGCTATATCAGTGTCTTGGTCCATCTGGTTGTAGAGCTTGTATTTTTGGAATCTTTGGTGACTGCCTTTTACAGCAGAATGATACCAAGAATAATTCATGTAACCAGGATCGACCGCTACGTCAGCTCCTGCTCCAGATCTCTCCGAAGGGTCCTTTCCGGACCGAGCTAAGCTTCCGCCAGGAATAATACGATAAAAGTCTTTCAGTTTAGCGATTGTTCTTCTCCCACTCTTGTGCTTTTATTTATCACTAAAAATTATCTAGTCCCTTGTAGACTGGCCAAAGAAACACCAGATCTTCGAAGAGTTGATCGAATATCGGTAGATCCGCCGGCCGCCTTCGCGATAGTATCTAATAGGGCTGTTTGAACTATAGCATTCTCATTCAGAAGCCTGAGAAGATCTTCCATGCTCTTAGCTTTCTTCACCTGTTCTCCTAATTCTGCCAGAACAGGGGTAGGGGCATCAATCTTAGTAGTAGCAGGAGTTAAAGTGGAAGAAGGAGCCACCGGCGATGGAGCTCCTTTA